TAAAAGTATCACCAGACTTGAAAACTGTTGAGCCAATAGCTTCAATAGGAACTGAGCTTAATGATTTTTGATCTCTTAGTGTTATATAAGTTATATTTCCAGTAAATGTTGTTCCAGCTTGAAACTTAATTAAATTAGAGCCATCACAATCTAAATAAAAAGAATAATTACCGCTTGTTGTAATAGATTCACTTGTGCCAGATGTCCCCGCTTTTACTAATAATGTTCCAGCTGTAACTACAACTTGAAAATTTACTTGATATGTTAATCCTTGTGTTAATACCGATTGAGTTAATTCACTTGTTGAGCCAGTTGCAGCAAACTTGGCTTTCTTTGCTGTTGTATCAATGCTCCAACCAGTTCCCAATGTCCAACCCACAGCTGTGTTAAAATTACCATTTACAGCAACATTAGAGCCAGTAGCTGGAACTGTTGTTCTAATAGATGCAACTGGACTATTAAGCATTACAGCATTAGTAACATTTGGAATTATTTTAGCATTAGAAAGTGGTTTATTATCTTGTGCGCCACCCAAATCACCAATGTCATTTGTTGTTGTTGTTGCGTTTACTGTATCTCTTAAAATTTGATACCCTTCATAATCCCATTCATCATATAGTGAATGAAAACTTCCTCTTCTAAAAATATATTCTGGATCTGTTTCATTTGTTCTTGACTCTCTAAGCCTTCCAATTGGATTTACATATCTCGGTCTTGTTGCTGGACCTCCAGTTCCACTTGCAGTTTGGTTTTTATTTGCATCACCAACAGCCAATCTCATTGTTGGAGCAATAACTACTTTTATTTGTCCACTTAAAAATTCATCAATAAGTAATTCTGTAAATGTTTTATCGCCAGTCAATGTTCCTCTACCCCATTCACCATCTGGATTTGTTTTTACAAAAGCAGTTCCATTGTTTACCCTTAAACAACCAACAGCAAATTGCTGAATTGCATCACCCCACAATAATGTTCCAAAACTAAATTTCTCTGTATTTGTACTGTTGTTTACTTGTGTATTTAAAGATAATCCAAAGGATGATGTTTGTGTTGTGTTTAATGTTTGTAATAATCCTTTAAATGGAGATGTTGTTACCAGATGAATATCAGCTTGAGTTGTACCAGCATCAAAACTAACTGGAGTTGAAAAAGATGTTGCTACAACACCAGATGGATTTTCTAATGTATTTGACCAACTTACTGTTCCAGATTTTGTTTGAGGACCTCCTCCAGAAACATCACCAGTTGTTGGTAAATATGGAAATTCTTGGTAAGGATCATGTTTTACATAACTATAATGACTTGATGAAGCATAACCACTAAACCGACAAAAAAATGAGCCTGGACTTACCCCACTACTACTTTGATTTGCAAAGTCTTCAATATCTAAAAAGAAACTCCATGCACCAGTCATTGAAATAGCACTTCCAGAACTATCTACAAAAGGAATGCTTTGTTGAAATCCAATATAATTTGTTTCAGTTAAACTTCTTGATTTAATCACATACTTTGGTGATGTGTTACCTAAAGGAGTCCAGTCAGCTTCTAAAACCCAATAATAAGAGCCTTGTCCAGAGCTATCATATTGCAAATAATAAGTTGTTGTTCCATCACTTGCATAAAAATTAAATTTTATAGAACACCACCACCCTCCAACATGCCCATTTGTAAGGCTTGAGCCAGACATATCCCATTGCCAATCTAAAGGAATTGATAACCATAAGAAATTAGCAGTTGATGGATCAATAATTGTGCCTTGAAATATCTCTTGAGATTCAGCACTTACTCCATAAGGAAAACCACCATAATAATTTTTTGATGCAAAACTTAAAAAATCAGCTTCTGCATTATGAATCATTGGTAAGTAATTATACTTAGTTCCAACTAATTTACTTACTTGATTGCCTTGTATTGTTTGCTCATATCTTGTGTAATATGTATCACCTAAATGATCTTGGCTTCCAGTTAATGTTCCAAACCGATTATATTGTCTTGAGTTTATATTATCTGGATTATCTATTAAGCCACTTTCGTCTTGAATATATTCTGGTATTTGGACAATCCAAAACTCATGCTTCCAATAAGTTATTCTTGCACCCCAATGCCTTAATAATTCTTTTAAAACAGTATAGCAATTTTCTGGAGTAAAAACATCTTGATCATTTTTAGTGTGAAACATAGAAACAACACATTTTGTTAATCCTAATGGATCACTTCCTTGATTAGTGTTTTGCATATCAGCATTATACCAATTAACAGCTGTTGTAAAACCATAATCTATTGAAACCCCTTGACCATCTACACCACTTATTGCAACACCAGCTTTTGCTAATATTTCTTTAATCCAAAATGTATAAAGACCTGGACCATAATACATATTTAGCCTATCATAATTTCCTTGTATTCTTTCATTTAATGGAATTGTGCTTCCAGCTGGAGTTGATGTATCTGATAAATCAACAAAATCAATGTCTTTTAATAAAGATAAACCATCAACAAATGTTAGTTTTTGCTCATAAGGAAAAGAAACATCCTCTCCACTTCCTAAATCCATAACTAAAAATCCAGACCAAATTGGTTTTGTTGTTGTATAAGTAGATGATGTTGCTCTATATAAATGTAAATAAACTTGCCTTTCTTTATATGTTGTTCTTAGTTGCTGAATAAATGCTTGTGTTGATATGTCTTTTACAACAAAAGGCAATACACATTGTGAGCTTATTATTGGTGAAAACCTATCTTCTTGATCTGTTTCATAAGATATAACTGGACCACCAGCTCCAATAGAAATTTCTGTTGCAGATGAATCAAATCCATCTACCCAAATCTCTAAATAATAATCTAAGTTGTTATTACTTTTATATGATGAAAAATACTTTTTTCCGAATGCCATATATTAAACTGATCTTTGTCTGTTTAAACTTCCTCTCTGATTACTTATAAAAATATCGTTTCCACTTATTCTACCATAAACCTCAACTTGCTGACTACCTCCACCATTTATCATTCCTTTTAATTTATCTAATGGAGCTACGACCTCCGGATTTGATGCTGTTGTTCCAGCTCCCTCACCAACCAAAGCCATTGTTGGACCAGTAACCAAACCACCACTTGCTAAGCCTAAAATTGATGTTTTTGCAGCTGTAAATGCTTTCCCAATAGTCATTCCTTTTCCTCCTAATAATATGTTAATTGCAGTCAATACAGCTAATTGCATCAATAGTTGTTTTATTGCTTTTTTCATGTTTTCTATAAACGAACTGAAAAATCCTTCTTGACTATTTGCAGCACTCATCATTGCACTAAACATCACATCACCAAATAATTGAGTTGCAGCATTTAATTGTTTTTGAGCTTCGGCTGCCATTGTAGAGCTTTCTTCTCTTTCCTCATAGTATGTTCTCCATGCTCTTCCAGTATCTAATAAAACTGGCTTTAAAGATTCTATTTTTTTTGTTATACCAGCAATTCTTGTTTCTACTTTTTTCTCTTCGTCATCATCACCAGTTACTTTAATATTTCCAAAAGTTGAGAATTTTTTAGGAGTTTTGCCAAAAGTTCCATCCCAAACTTTTGTGCCAGTCATTTTATCAGTTATTTTTTTTAACTCTTTTACACTACTTGTAAAGTCATCAACATTTTTTTTTGAATTTTTAAACTCTCTAAATTTATCAGTAACAAACATAGCTGCAACACCAATCGCAGATAAAACAACACCAATTGTTGATGCTGACATTGCAGCAAAAAATCCTATAATAGCCGAAAGAGATGCAGCCAATATTCCTAAAATTGTAATTACTGGACCAACAGCTGCCAATATTTTTGCGTAAAAAACTATATTTTCTTTTTGTTCTTTAGTTAATCCAGAAATTATTTTTGTTAGCTTTTCAAAACTCTCAGTTAATGGCTGTAATTGTTCTGTTATTATTTCACCAAACTCTTCACCAACATCACCAATTGCCATTCCTAAAGCCTTAAAAGCTCCCAACCCTTTATCTCTAATAGCTTCAGCTTGTCCCTCAAATTTTTCTGATAATGATTGAGTTAATACAATTGCTCTTTCTTGCTGACCAGTAACACCTTTTAATCCAGTATTAAAATATCTTGCTAATGCATCAGTAGTAGTTGAAACTGATTTACTTACTAATGATGTTGCACTTACCAAATCCATAGTTAAGCCAGTAGCCATGTTTTGAATCTGAGGAATTAACATAGTGATTTGATCTTCTGTTAATCCTAATGAGGCTAACAATGCTTGTGCTTTTATTGTTTCCTCATCACCAAATAAAGTTTTTGTTTGTAATTCTTTAGCTTGTGCAATTAATCTTTGCTGTATATCTTCACGACCTTTTAAGGCTGTAAGTAATTTTGTTTCTGCAACTATTTGTTCATCAAATGCTTTTACAGATGCAGCTGCAAATGCAGCCAATGGCAATGTTAAACTTCTGGTTAAGTTTTTACCAGTTCTCTGCATAGATGTACCAAATTTTTTGATACTTCTTTGAGCCTTTTTCATTGCTTTGTCAAAGCCTCTTAAATCAGCTCCAAATGCAATAGTTAATAAACCAACACTCTTATTTGCCATGCTCACTCATTTTTTTAATATATTCAGCTTTTGCTTTCAATTTCTCGTAATCTATTTTCTTATCCTTTTTATCCCACTCAAACTCAATCAAATCAGTTGGCTTTATTTTTTTACCTTTTGCTATTTGAATATTTAGTAACAAAGTAGTTTGCCATCTTGTCCTTTCCCACTTACTTCGTTCTCTTATATTCTCAAGCTCATAAAAGCCATCTAACTTATTCCAAAAATGTTTAGGCAAGTAATCATAAAACTCATTTACCCCCATGCCTAACTGTCCAAAAGCAATTCTCTCTAATCTCTGCCAAGTAAGAGCCTCTATTTCTTCTTGGCTTTCTGCTTTTTTCCAGTATTACCTCCCATTTGTTCAGCTAATATTTCCATAGCTTTTCCAATACTATCAAAATCACCATCAATTAAATCAGCCAAATCATCAACACTTAAATCACAATCTTGCTTTGCAGCTCTATGTCCATCTTCTATGCCACAATATATTAAAGTTAATGCATCATCTAAAGTCATGTCCACACCAAGTTTATCTAAATCTTGCAATGATGTATTTGTTTTAGATGAATATTTTCTCAAAGCATTAAAACCAAATTTAATTGGTAGTTTTTCTTTATTTATTTCTATAAAAGTATAATTCATTTTTTGTTTAGTTTAGTAAGGATCAGAGCAATGGTACTAAACAAAAAGTACCAAAGCTCCTCACCTAAGTTTTTAGTTTATTGTCTGAGTTAATACCCCAGTCCCTTCAATACTCATTGAATAAGTTGCAGTATCTTCCGTTCCACCAGTTAAACTTACAGATGTAATAAAACCAGATCCAGAGTAACTTATGTCACTTGTTGATGCAGTATCACCAAAAATAAATGTTACAGCTTGTCTTGCATTTAAAACATTAGTTTCTAAAACATCATCAACACCATCAGTTAAAGCAGATCCACCAGCATTTGTCCAAGCATAAGCTCCATCAATATCAATTGAAAAATCTCTTAATCCTTCTAAAATTTCTTTATATCCTCCAGATTCTTTGTTTGTAATTTCTCTTGGTGAATGATTTACATTCAACGTACAGTTTTGAGCAAATGCAACAAGATTAGTTGTTCCAGTGCTATAAACTTTTATTTCAGTTCCATTTAAAATAGCCATTTTTTTTCTTTTTTATATTAATTAATTATTTTCTTCGGCAACTTTTTGTTTTGCCTTTTTTTCTTTTTTTTCTTTTAAGTAACCATTATCTTTTAAAAAAGCAATAGTTTCTTTATTCTTTATTTCCATTTCAGTTCCAGCCATTATTACTTGACCAGCATACCTCCAATTTTTACTTAATTTTATTTTCATATTATTTTCTTTTAACTTGTCGGATTAATTTGTCTAATCTCAAAATCTAAAGCCTTTCTATAAATTCCAGCATCACCACTTGTATCATCAAAAATATCATTATAACTTTGAAATTGACTTGATTGTATTTGTTCACCTCCATATGTTCCCTCATTAATTCTATCCATTGCAACCCTAATCTTCTGAGCTAAATCAGATGCTTGTGAATAAGTTTCACTATAACAAGAAATCATTACATCATTTGTATCTAATGTTGATGCTCCATCTTTTGTATCATTTGGCTGAACTCCATTAACATCATAAATAATAAAAGGAAATGTAGTAGTCTGAGGAGCAACATTTGGAAATATTCTTGTGCCTACCAATGTGCTAACATCACTATTAGTTGATAAAATATTATATATTGATTTCCCTATTTCCATTTAATATCCAAATTTACCATATTTTTGCATTCTTTTTTCATGGCTTTTAATTGCTCTTGCCATAATTATTTCAGAATCTTTCAT